GAGGGGTTGTTGTACTGCACATCGAACAGCGTTTCTGGATCGTCAAACACCCAGGCAGTGATTTCAGTGCCTGTGGTGCCGCTTGGCCAGAATGGGCTGATGGTGGGCTTGCCGGTGGCGTCCAGGTACTGGCAGCCAGCAAAGATACCCAAGAGGGTAATGCCGTCTGTAGTGCCGGAACGGGTGCCGTCAGAGGTGCCCAGTTGAATAACACCAGCGTCGGTCAACTTCACGGGGTCGCCCGAGAAAATGTTGGCGGCGTAGGTGCTCGCTACGGTGTAGGCTTTAGGACGCATCTGACCACTGTTGTGGTAAGAGGCGCGAAAGCCAAAAGGTGCGCTTGTCGAGGACATTTAGCGTTCTCCTTGAGGGATTGATGAATGAACAAAAAAATCAGGTCAGCTCAAAACGAGCGTCTCTGCGTTGTCCAATTTCCGTCATGCCATCACCCGCATCCATGCGCGAACCAGAAGCGCGAGCTTGTTGCTCCATGAAATCAGCGGTGTCGGTGAGCTTTTCCTCTTCGCGCATCGGCGCGTCGTGGTGAGCTTCCTGCATGTACTTTTCGTACAAGCTGATCGGGAGTTTGAAAGCGAGCATCTCGTTCACCCCAATAAAGCCAGTCCAGTCGCCCGTCTTCAGGGTGACATATTCCCAGCCTGGAACATCCTCAGGCTTCAGTGGCTCATAACCCAGCCGCATTCTCATGTGGATAGAGTCTCTTGGGTTGGTTGTGGTCAGCCAGCACGTGTGCCAGCCATCAAGTTTCGGCAAGTCCGGAAGAGAGGACTGGTGAAACTGCTGTCGGAACATTTCAACCCGCTCGTCATCGGACAAGGCACGTGATTCAGTTGCGGCGCGATCTACCATCGCGCGGCTCTCACGGTTGTCACCAGCAGATTTCTTTAAGCGTTCATCGGACATTTTTCTCGCTCCTTTCAGCGATTGGGGAAATTATAGGCTTGTGATTTTTAAAAAACAATCAAACCCGATTGTTGCGGTCATATTCGGCGTAACGTTTCACGTATTTTTGACGCAAAACAGGGTCATCCCAAACGCCAGCATCAATCAATGCCTGCTTTCGCTCGGGGCTCACATAAACCTCAGTGCGGGTCGATGTTGGAGCGTGCTCACGGCCAGAGCCGATCGTTGGGCCGCCACGGGTCTGGCGTTGCTGGCGCGGCTCTTCGCGGGCTGCGCGCTCTTCGCCGTGGTCGTTGCGACGCTCGGTCTGCTTGAAACGCTCGGGCAAACGGCGGGCGGCGCGGTCGCGCAACTCGTCCCAGTACTCTTCGCTGTCGGGCTTGAAGCCCTCGCGCATCAAAGCACCGTCGATGGCCAGCACGATTGCGCTGTCCTCGTCCTTGCCCTGCATGTCGTACCAAGGGTTGTCCTGGATGAACTCCTTGGCGTAGTGCATCGTCATGTCGTCCATGCCGTCCGCTGGCTTGGCCTGGCGCTGCTGGGCTGCTTGCTGCTTTGCAAACGCCAACTGTTGCGCCTTTTGCATGGCTTGGTCGCGGTAGCGCATCGCTTGCGTCACGTCCTCACCGTTTCCAGCGGCCACGGCTTTGGCAATCACGCGCTCAGCCATCTCAGCCTCTTGACGAGCGCCGTTGATTTGGGCGTCGAACTGAGACAGATCGGCTTGGTGCGTGCGCTGCTCAACGCTGCCGATGCGGCGCTCGAGCTCGTCGTTGCGCTTGCGCAGGAAGCTCAGCTCCAGCTTGTCGCGGCTGATGGCCTCGTCGCGGCGCTTCTTGCGCTCGATCTTTTCCAGGCGGCGGCGCTCTTGGATGGCCTTGCGCTCGGGGTCGTTGCTGTCGACCTGACCGTCGTCGTCGTCGTTCTCGCTTAAGCGTCGGTCGTCGTCTTGGTCGTCGGCACGGGGATTGTCCTCAACGATGACGATTTCTTCGTTGTCGGGACGCTCGTCATCTTCTTTCAGTGTTGGCATGGTTTAGGCTCCTTGTGTTGGTGCAGTTGGGCGCAAGGCGTGAACCACTGCGCGGAAAATGAAGTCCTTGGCCTGCTGAGCTTGGGGCAGCATGTCAAAGGGCATGATGCAATGGTGCGTCTTGGCCTCGGGGTCTTTGGTGGGGCCGTAGACCCAACCCTCGGCAACCTTCTGCGCCATCCAGCTTTCATGGCTGGCCTGTGGACCGACGTTGTTGTCGCAGTGCAGGTTGACGCCCATCATGGCGCTGTCGCGTTGCCACTGCGGTGCATCTTCCCAGACCGGCTGGCTCATGTCGCCCAGGGCTTCGCAGTAGGCGCGGTTGACTTCATGGCAAACGCGGGCGATCTGTTCGCGGTTCATTTCCGCCCCTTAAATAAACGCACGAATGGCCAGCGGGTCGCCGGTCACTTGGCCGATGATGTCCAGATCGTTGAAGATCACGAACAGGGCGGACTCGCCGTTAGGCATGGGAACCTCCCAGCGATCGCCGCCGTACTTGGCCACGCGAACGTAGTCGCCCGGCTTGCACCAGCTGCCCTCGGGCCAGGAGTCCATGGTGTTTCGGTTCTTGAAGGCCAGCGCGCCGACGTTGATCACCTTGGCCACTTGCGTGTTCCACTTTTCGGTGTCGCGGGAGCCGCTGTCAAGAATGATGCCGGAGGCGGTCTTGCTCTTGGGGCTTCGGATTTGCACCAAGACACGGCTTCCAAATGGGGTGATGCCTGGGTCGGCATCCGGAAAAGCCTCGATCAATGCTTCGCTCATGCTCTGCTCCTTTCAGCAGTTGTTTCGGCAGCCACAACGGCTGCCATCAAAAAAATCTCACAGACCCGTGCAGATCACAGGTCTCGGTCGCCGTGGCGCTCGTCGTTCAGAAGATCAAGCAGGGCTTTGATGGCTGCTTCGTATCCAGCAACCATGCCCACTCTGTATCCGTACTCGAAAGCGTCACGCTCGACCGGGCGTTTAAGAGCCTCAAACGCAAAAGCCTGCTGGTCAGCTTTTAGCTTTCCGAGCAGGCGGTCCTCGACGGCCATCAGCAGGGCGTCTTTGGCATCGAGGGGGCGGCCGGCAGAGTCTGGCCGGTCACGGGCTGGTCAGCGGCCATGCGCTTGTGCTGCTTGACCAGTGCGCCAGTCATTGGCACGGTGCCTTGGGTGGGTTTGTCGCTCATGGGATGCTCCTTGTAAAAATTAACGTGTGCCCGGGTTGATGCCCGTGCCTGTGCTCACAGCGACCTTTTCGCCGGAGGCAATTTCTGCGGCCGCCAGGCGCATGGCCGTGGCGTTGTCGTCCGAGTTCATCTGCAAGCGTGCGTCGATCTCGGCGGCTGTTCGCTCGTTCTCCATGGCCTCTTGCAACTGAGCGACCTGCATTTCCTCCATGCGCGCTTGCTGCTTGTCGGCCATCGTTTGCTGGTCTGCCTGCTGCTTTTGCGTGAGCTTGGCCTGCTCGACCTGCAAGCGCTGTGCATCGGTTTGAGCGCGTTGCTGCAAAGCCTGGCCTTGAACCTGCGCGTTGAGCTGCGCAACTTCCAGGCTTTTGTCCTGTGGCATCTGAGGCGGCTGAGGCGCAAACTGCTGGGCGGCCTGGTCGATCTGGGCCAGCTCTTGGGCGAACTGCGCCATTTGCTGCTCGATGACCTGCTGCACGCGAACAATCACTTTCACCTGCTGGCCAGCATCGTCCGTGATCAAGCCCTCGGACTCGGCACGCTGCACGGCCTCATGCGCTTGCGTGAGGTAGAAGTTCAGCAAGTGATCGCGCAGGTGCTGTGCCATCGGGTACAGGTAGGTTTTCACGACGGCCGGATTGGCACCAAACAAAGGCGACTTCAAAAATGCCAAGTGCGTTTGGATGTGCGCGATGTGGTCCTGCTTGGGCAGCACGTAAACGGGGCGGCCAAGAGACGCGGCCACGTTTTCACTGACCGGGTCAACATCGTCCTCGCCAGGCTGTGGGTTGAGCACGTCGCCAGGGTTGAGCTTCAGGTTGCGAAGGAACATCTCCTCAACCTTGCGCGCGTCATACATCTGCGGCAAAACCGCTGCACGTTGCTGCACGGCCGTGACCTGGGCAAAACGCTGCGCCTCGCTGAAGATGGCGGGGTCGCTGACGGGAATCACATCCATCGGACCGTCGAAGTCCTCTGGCTTGACGTCAAGGCCGGCGGCATCCGCTTCGATGTCCTCTTCGGTCAGGTACGCGCTGTTGATGCGGTGCAGGATTTTGAACACCCGCTCCATCGAGTTGTGCAAGCGCGAGTGGATGGAGCTGAACACCACCATGCCCTGCTCGATCAGCGCCAGCGTGGTACCGACGGGTGCGTTGGCGTTTTGATCGGCCAGCTTCTCGAACGAGGTCTGCACCACGCCCTTGCCAGCATCGACCAAGAAGCCGAGCAGCTGGAACAGCGTGGGGCTTGGGCCGTTGAACGGCAGCGCCATGGCCAGCTTGCGAATGTCGTCGACAAGCGCGCCGCCCTCGATCTCGACCACCTCGGTCGGCTGCAGGTTAATCGTCTGCCCGCCAGGGCCGCCCTTAAGTTTCAAGAGCGTGGGGATGTTTTGGATGTGGGCCGAGTCCAGCAACGCACGCAAAGCGCCGGTCGCCGCGCCCGACAGGCCGCCGATCATGTGGGTCAGGCCAATCGGGTAAGCGCCGCGCCATGGCACAAACGGGAACTCGACAATCCAGTCCAGCTCCTTGCGGCGGTCGTCCTCTGGCTCCCAGTTGCGGTACAAGCTCAGCGCCTGGCGCGTGGACTTGTCGATGCTGATGATGTACGGCTCCATGCCGTCACCAAAGTCCAGATGCGTGTAAATCTCAAAGATCGTGCGCAGCCCGTCCTCGTTGTAGCTGGTGTCCTCGCGGCCCTCGATCTTGTCGTTGGCCTTGGTCGCGCGGCTGAAATCGATTTGGTCTGGAGAGCCCAGGTCCACGTCGATGTACATGCCAGCCTTGGCGCGGCGGTTGAACTCGGCCTTGGTCACGTACTGCACGTGCGTTTTGCGTTCGGCAGAGTAGAAGTTGGTGGCCGCAAACGGCAGGTACATGTCATCGATGGCGATGAACTCAGAGGTGGGGCGACGCCACTGGGGCGACCACATGAGCTTGAGGTACTGGCCGCCGCCCAAGGGCAGTTGCGTGGACAGCTGCTCAAGCTCGCCACGGAACTCGGGCATTTGCTCGGTCGTCTGCCAGTTCATGAACTCGGTCTTGCGGCGCGACCTGTCCAGCTTTTCCTTGTCCACGGTGCCCAGCACTTTGGACTTCACCGGGCCGGAAGGCGGGAACACCTCTTTCATGAAGCGGGCGCTGAAGTCAACGCAGGCCTCGACCAGCATGGGGTGCACAACCTTGTTCGCGCCCGAGAACTGCGCGCCGCCGGGAGCGTCATCGCCGAGGCCCGTGCGGCGCAGGCCTTCTTCGTAGAGCTTGTCTCGCTTGGAGCGAGCGTCTTTGTCGCGCTCGATCTTGTCGATCAGGTCCACTACGGCGTCGTCCAGCATGCCTTGGTCGACCTCTTCCACGATGTTGGCGAAGTGGGCCTTCTTGTCCACCACCTCTCGGTCGTCGCCGATGCGAACCATTGCGCCGCCGTCATCGGTGTCGTGAATGTCCATCTCGTCATCGCCAGGAAGCGAAACAGACTCGCCGCGCTGTGCGTCGTCAGATGGATTCTCGTCTTCGCCGTCGTTCAAGAGTTGATCTGCCATGTTGTTCAGCCCTGTTTTTATGCCGCGTTCATTGCGTGGAGCTCGCCCACAATTGCGTCGATTCTATCCGGGTCGAAGTCGTCTGTGGGGAAATTCGCACCACTTACTTGGCCGCCCTCGGCAAAGGGAACCCGGTACTCCACATTGCCGGAAGTGTTGCCTTGTTTGTTGCGGAAAACGTTGGCGTTCAAGTTTCCGGGGCCAACCTTGCCGGAGTAGCCTGCCGAGATCCCCGACACGTCAGAGCCGAACGGGGTCTTTTGCGCCTGCACACCAAGCAACAAGCGCCCCAGTCCAAGCGGGATGGAGCCGTTGATCATGCCGATATAAACGTCCTTCGCGTCGAGGGGGGCGAGAGCTGTGGCGTTAAGGCCGATGTCGCCGATTTGCTTGGAATAACTCATGCGAGCTGTGCGATTTTGGGCGTCCTGCGGGAAAAATTCTTTGTCGCGTTGCAAACGCATAAATTCCAAAGCCGCATCTAAGCGCCCGCCGCCGACGTTTGCGCCAGCGCCAAACCCCATCATGCTCATGTCATTGCCTTCAGTGGCTTGTCGATGAGCAAATTTGTACGTTTCAAACGGCGACACGTCGGCCTCTCCAGCTTCCACCGCACCGCCCTCGGCAAATCCAACACGAGGATCAGAAGTCGGCTTCTTGTTAAAAATTGATTTTGCTTGGTTTGGTTCAAACGTGACAAAAACGTCAGTTGGCTCCAAATCAAAAAAGTCGTCCGACTCATCGATGTTTTTAAATATTACGCCATCGTACTTTTCATCTCTTGCAAAGTCAGCAATTTTGTCTGAGGACATAAACATGTTGTCGCGCGGGTCTCCAAAAGGAACCCTGTCCCAAGGCGCTCCATTGGCTTCGATCACAAGCGGCCTTTTCATTTTCAAGTGTGCTGGCGTAACAACTGAGTTGGGTATGTTTTCAACCCTTGTGGTCTTTGAAGAAAACATAGATGCGACATTTGGGTCCTTTGTGAACCATCCTTTTTTGATGATGTCGCCCTCGTCTTTTGTGGTGCCGCGATAAACGGTCAATGGCTCGCCTTCTGGTGTTGCGGCCTTTGAGCCAGCAAACCACTGCTTAAACTCCGGTGTATATTTTTCGACCAGCTCACCGATGTTCTTTGCTGTGGCCTTTGCGGTCTTAACAGCACCGCCAGCCTGGTAGCCGCGAACTTGGCCGCCGTGAGAGAGGCCTTCAGGTGGTGTGCCGCCCAAGAAATCGCGCATCTCGTCAAGGCTCATGTAGCGCTGAGCGTTTGGTGCTGAATCAACGGCGGTGTTGAAGTTGTCAATTGCCGTCTGAATGTTTCGCTCGGGTGAAACCTTGCCAAGCGCACGCAGCACAGCATTCGGATCCTGAATGTCAATCAACCCCGCGTTTTGCAGGTCGCCCACCTTGCCAAAGTTCCCCGACCGCACAAAGTCCTGCACGGCTGGCAGGTAGTCTTCCTTCGGGGCCTTGTTGCCCTTGCCTTTGATCTGGACGATTTCAGGAGGTTGCGCAAACAAATCTGGTGCAGCAGCTTTTAATGGTTCGTCATTGCCAATCATGAACTCCTCAATAGCTTGGGGATTCTTTTTTAACAAAGCAGATCCTTCAGGAGTGTTAAGCCAACTTGCAAGATCGTCTGGACTGCGGTCGATTTTTAAGCCAGGCTGCACCTCGATCGTCACGTGCGGCTGACCCTTCTTGTCGCGCAGCGAGTAAATCCGGCTGCGGCCCTCAACCACGTCCGGGCAGTAGCCGCCAACGCAGTGGCCCATGGTCTCGCCTTCGTACTTGAGGGCATCTTCGAGAGACTGACGGCCAAACTCTTGATTGGCGATGGCTTCATCGGGTGATTTGCCAACCGCGCCGGTGCTCCGGCCATCCGGACCGTAAACGGCAAACCAGCCGTCCTTGTCCATAGGCTTGACAGAGTAGCCGGACGGCATCTCTTTCATTTCAGGCTGCCGCAACTCCACCCACTTGTAGCCCTGCTCAGGGTACTCTTTGACCACCTGCGTGGCGGGGTTCATCGCGCGGGCCATGTCGGCCTCGGCTTTCTGTGCGGCACGCCAGTCGTTGATCTTGGCCACGCGCTCGACGGCTTGGGGCACGGTCACTTGTTCGAGGTCGGAGTACTTCCAGCGCAGGTTCTCCGGCAAACCCGACTCGGGGTTGATGGCGTTGCGCAGCTCGTCGGTCAGGTGGGCAAATCCGAGGTCTTCATCCGCGCCGCGCAGCATGTCGTAAACGCGAGTCTCGGGCGGAACTTTAAGAAGCCATGAGTTATCTTTGACAACTTCCGGATAAGCGGATGTCAAATCAAATGCTTCCAATTCATTGATAAAGGTGTCAGCCCGATCTTCCCAAGTTTTAGCCATTGGGGAAACTCCCATGCCTTCCTCTGGGAAACCGGCCTCCCTCCTAGCGCGAGCGACGTTGTAGCCGGTCGGCTGAATTTCAGAATGCATGATGCCCCGCTCGGCCAGCGCGCGCAACGGGTCCCCTGGCGTGGCCATGTCATTGCGCATGTACTTGGCCAGCTTGGTTTCAAGCCAGCGGTTCATGGCTTCAGCTTTTGAATTCTGCTGGAGGACGCTTTCGAGCATGCCGGGTTGAGTCAAACCCCGAGCCTCTTCGTCAGCAATCCTGGTCAAAAATTCTTGGCTTCGAACAGGAGCCCGCATTGGCTCAATCGCCCGATCAACACTGCCCGCCAGCCAATTGCCGCCCTTGGGCTTCACGACGTTCACGGGCGAGCCGGACATCAGGAAATCACGCCCAGCGCGCGACACCGCCGACGGCAGCGCAGCAACGGCGCGCAGCGGGGAGCCTGGTCCGGTGTAGAAACCGCCGCCAAGCTGGCCAGCCGTGGTGAACGCTTTACCTGTCGGCGTCTGGTTCAGCTCGCGCATCGGCAGGCGCTTCTCAACGTCCTCGCTGGTGGGCAGGACCGTTTGCTCGGACAGGCCGGGCAGCATGCGAATCAGCGACTCGATGTCGCCGGGAGCGCCAAGCACGCCGGACACCGCACCGCGCAGGGCGGACAGCGGCGCGTCGGCTGCGGCACGGCGGTCTTGCTGGGACTCGGGGCGGCGACCAGCGGAGCGGTAGCCAATGAACGGGCGGTTTTCTTCAGCCATGTCGGCACTCCTTGGGGCGGTCACTGCGCCGCCCTTTGCTTTGTTCACCCAGGGGCGGCCCTGCGTTTGCGAGGTTGCTGATCGCTCAGCCATTGATTGGATTAAGTCCTCCAAATCACGCTGGGACTGGGCGCGATTGGCCATCTCGATTCCCAACGCGTTGTTGTGCAGGTCTTGCTCGTAGTCTGCCGGCATCTGGCCACGGCCCAACATCATCATCATTGCCTTGAGTGGCGACTCGACGTATTCGTGCGCCTTGCCCGCCAGCTCGGCAACTCTTGGGCCGTACTTGCGCGCCATCGTGCCGGCGGCCAGCATGTGCCTGGCTGCGTCTTGTTGGTCGTTTTGGCCGCGCTGTCCCGGGTACATTTCGCGTGCAATTGCGCGCGAGTACGGTGAGACAGAAAAGATTGATGGGGCGTCTTTAGACATGGCTTACCACTTCGTTTTGTTTGCCCAGTACGCCGCACTCGACGGACCCTTGGCGATGTTTTCACCGTGGCGCGCCTTGAACGACG